TTAGCAGGCTATCATATCAGAATTATCTTTGTGTTTTTCGACAACTTTCTTAACACTAGATTCGTGCCAAAACACTTCTTTCTCACTAACCTTAATTGGTTGTGGAATTTCACCATTCTTGATCATGCGATAGAATTTAGTCCGGCCAATAGACATTAGCATCATAAACTCTTTAGCACGTACACGACGATCAATTTCCATTACCCCTCCATCTCATTAAATTTTTTAACGATCGCTTCTCTAGCTTTTATTAAGAAATGTTCACGTTCACTATCTTCAAACTTCCCATCACCAAGCATTTCTTGTGAATAGTAAATTGTCTCATCTCCACAATCAGGATAATCAACTCTAAATTCACCATGTCTTAAGCGGAGATATCCAATCTGTTGACCTTGAAAAACTGCAATATATTGTTCAGGGCTTTCATCACATGTTTTGATTAGTTCAACTTCATCAGTAGTCAATAACATTTCACCCTCCTTACTTTCCGCTTTCATAAAAGTAATCCAATGTGTATTGCTGCGCTTTCCACTAATGTGGCCAAACAATGGCTTTTGATCTGTTAGCTCTAAGATTTCACTAACTTTGATCTGTGTTTCATTCCATTTGAAAATTAAAACTCCACCTTTCACTAAAACACGGAAGCATTCCGAAAAACCTTTTTGTATATCCTCACGCCAATCCTGTGACAATTTTCCATATTTGGCAGCTAACCAACTTTTCTTTCCAGCTTGCACAAGATGGGGAGGGTCAAAAACGACTAAAGAAAATTGCTCATCGTTAAAAGGCATTTTGCGAAAGTCCATTAATACATCTGGTTCAATCACTAAGGTACGACCATCACATAATGTATGTTCTTCTTTTCGAATATCTCCATACACTACATTTGGGTTGTTTCGATCAAACCACATCATCTTTGAACCGCAGCATGGATCTAAAATTTGTGCATTCATCCCTCAGCTCCCGATTCGCGTTCCAGTTTCATTGCACCTTCTTCAGGATATTCGGTCATCCAAAAGTAATAGCCTTTGCCACTGTGCCCATCTTCAAAAAATTTAATAGTTAGTTCAGTTTCAAGTTGATCTAAATCATTTTCACCATCTGGATTTACAAATTCGAGAAGGCTTTTTAGTTGATGACCGCTAAGTGTTATGCTCATTGTTCAGCTCCCGATTCGCTTGGCACTTTATGAAAATGCATCCAATGTGTTGGTGGATCCTTGTAAAAATTTGCCCAAATATGATTTAAGTCTTCATCACAGGTCATGTAGTCAATTTCTGGTTGAACATCCGGTGAGTCTGACCAACAAATTAAAACCATAGTGTCTGTTGGTGGCTCTTCATCTTTAACACTAATCCAAGATGGCACCGCCTGAGCTTTGGCTTTTTCTAACTCCTGATTTCTGCCCACTGCCATAAAATATTGAGCAATTTCCCAAGCCAATGCTGTAGAACCTTTTTCATAGTGACCATCTTCGCGCTTGTCTAAGTAATAGCACTTAGCATCTGCCCAATACTCAAAAGCCTCTCTTTCCTTATTCAAATCTGTCATGCTGCCACCTTCGCCTTAATGCGCTCTTGATATAACTTTGCGTAGTACTCTTGAGCGTGTGGAATTTTGTCTTTGATCTTTTGAATCATTGCTTCGTCACGTTTGTAGGTGACAGTTGTTAAACGTTCTCTTAAATCAATACGCTCGACTAAATCAATTAGCTGCTCTCGATCATCCCAATCATTTGTAAGCTCGATAGGGCAAGGAAGTAACCAGAAATCAACCATTGCTTGCTCACAGTCGTAAAGCCACATGTAGCCTTGCATCTGCCAGTCATAGCCTGCTTTCTTAGCCTTTTCCTGTGCTTCATCTTGGAAAAATGGATGTGTTCCAATATCCCAAGTACATTTAGTGTCGATGATCAACTTGTTGTTCAGATCAAGAATGTCGCATTCACCAGTGATCAGTTCATTTTCCAAACGACCTTCATGCTTCACATACTGACGGAAACGAACCTTACCAGACAGGCTGATTGCAATTTCTTCAAGCGCATTACCCTTAGCTGTGTACTGGTTGCCTTTGAAAGACTTGAATGTGGTCAAGTCCTCCTTAACGATTGTTCTGATCTCAGTCTTAGCTGTATCAGATAAAGATTGATTCTTGAGTTGGTCAATGATTGAGTTCTCATCATCTGAGCGCTTGCGCTTCTTGATTAATGCTTCAATTTCCTCAGTTCTGAGTTCTTGAGCGATGCTTTGAGCATCACCCATTAACTTAGAAAGGCTTGAGCAGCGGAAAAGTTTCATGGCTTCACCCATCAACCATTAAATATGTACGCTCACATTTGAAAACTTTTAACTTTTCAATCGATTCCAAGCGGCTATTAACATCCCGTAAAAGCCATTTGCTTTCTAGGTAATCAGGGTTTTCATTTTTAAATTTAACCAACCTGTCTGAGAAAACTTTTTTTATAACGGTAAGCGCCTCATTAGCTTCAAGCAAAGTTTCATGGCGCTCAGCTGATGTTAAAAACTTGGTTTCCGTGCCGTATTTGTGGTTGCATATGAACTTACTACCCACTTGATTGCGAATAACATAAAAGGTTTCTGAAACTTTCATCACTGAGCCTCCACCGCTACACGCTGCGCATCAGTCAAAGCGTATCCATCCAAGATATAAGCCTTATCAATCGCCCCAACATTCAACTGCTCAAGTGCTGCATTAAACTCATCGTCATTCAGCGTTGGTTTTGGTGCCTCAACCGCTGCTACCTCCACAGCTTTAGCATTTTTAAACCAGTCTTTAGGTGAGCTCATTCCATCACGTAAGCTAGTGAAAATCTTGCGAAGCGCAACGATATTGGCTGCTGTAATAGCATCAAGACGACGCTGAATGTAATCTTCAATGTCTTTCTTGGTGACATTAAATTGCTCAAAGGCAACAACAAGTTTTTGTACAGCTTCTGGTGAAGTATCAGCACTTGCATGGATTGTCTTTTCACACTGAGTAACAGCATCATCAATCACATCACCCGGTATTACACCTAAGATGCATGCACGAAGACGACGAGCGCCATTATTTGCAACCAATTCATAAATATCGCGTGGATCTGTTAATTTTTTAGATCCATTGCGTGTATAACGAATATGTGGAACCTGAAAAACTTTTGTTTGACGGGTATTTGTCTCAACATCCCAAGCAAATGCTTCAACCGTTGATTCGCCATTTTCAGAAGACAATTCACGGATACCGTACTGAATATTCCCCCAATTCTGAGCAAGCATTTCTGCAAGCCGAATTGATGGGCCAGTAACTGAAGTATCACCACGAGCATAAGAATAAACAGCCGATTGAGCTAAGCCGGGACGCTGGCAGGCGTTCATAATCCGGTCATAAGCTTCAATTGGGTTACGTGGGAACTGCTTAGCAATAACTAAAGCAGCTTGAACCTCTGCAATTGCACGTTGACTATCAGATTGAACTGTAGACATTGCTTGAGTAGTAGGAGCAGCTACTGCAAAAGGGTTTTGTCCTGAGTGTTGCACTGGCGCATTCATAATCTTCTCCTAATTCTTTTCTACTGGGCGTTGTTCAAGTGAGTCTTTCCAGTCGCCTTGAAAAATTCTGAAACCAATGTGTTTGCATGAATGTGCAAATGATTTGCTTACCCATTGGTCCTCATCCTCACCACCAATGAATGGTTCATTTTCAGTAACAAATCCCCATGAATTATGGTCTTCATCAGTTGCAATCCAGCAAACATCATCAGGCACATTCGACCAATCGTATTTAGTCTCCATCACACCACTCCCGCTTATTCATCTGCCAATTCTTCGGCGTAGTATTTAAGCTGCTCGTTTAAGCTGTGTACTTGTGCGTCTGTTAGCTTGAAGCGCAAGCCTATAGGTGACTCAATTCCGTCTTTGTCAGTCACAACAGCATGAGTTCTTGTGTCAACTACAAGCACTTCATATTCTTGATCACGGGCACACCCACTAAACTGATCAGTTACTTCACGAGTGTCATAAGTAGTTTCAGCTTTAATCTGGCAGTTAAGAACATTGCAGCCGTAAGTTAGATCGAAATAAACCGTTTCACCTTCAACTTGAATGTCAGTAGACATGTCTAAGTAAGGGAAAGAAGGGCACAGCAATTCGGGTTTAAGGGCTAACATATTCATGAGTTAGTACCTCTCACTGCTGCGTCAAACACCGCTTCTAAAGCGTCACGAGCTTTGGTGTATTCCTCTTCGGTTTTGTAGCAATACTGATGTCTGCCCACGTTCAAAACGAATGATGTGTCATCTCGTCCACCAATCTTTGCTTTGTATGGAGCAGGGATTTCAAGTTCAAGCTTGATGGTTTGGGGTTTGAGGCGGAATTGATAATGGCCGCTTTTGATATCTTCAATCTTTAGACTTTCAATATCATCTTGCCAGTTATTATCATCATCAAAGCTATATTGAACCTTTTGCTCCTTCCAGAAGGCCTTCCAAACATCGTCGATGCTAATCAAGGCTGGGTCTTTTTCTTCCGAACCCTTGCTAAACGTAAGGTGGTGTTCGCCATTCTCATCAAAGCGCCCAGTGGCAGTTTCAAGGTGTTTTTTGATTGGCTTTAGTATTGAAATATCTAATTTCCACTCAGTCCAAATAATGCTGTTGTGAATATATGAATCACCATTACTGTCTACGTAATACTTGCTATCACCAGTACCAGTATGAGTCGCATCCTTCACATCATTACGCTTCAACACAACAAGGTCTCGGAGTTGAGCTATAGTAATTTCTACGCACTCATCCAAATTCATATTGTGGCGGTAGAAACTTCCGCTACCATCTTCAAAAACTGCAACCCATCCCACATATGGTTCATATGAAGAGTTATCAGGCTGGTAACCAATCTTTTTAAATAGATCCCTTGCTTCATCTGCGCTAGCTTCATCTTTAACTTTGATTTTGTAGTTATCCATGAGAGGGCCCCTTAATCCATTTGCCAATGGATGTAGCAATCAACACCCAAGCTTTTAAGATGAGCAGACATAGCCTCTACACCAGCAGTATTTTTATCGCCCATGCCAAAGCTACCTGAGAGAACAAAGGCGCCCGTGTGAGACCAATGTTTGTAGCAGTTAATGCCTGCATTATTTAGAGAGGTTTCGCGCACCTTTGGCAGCCCACAAATTACAACTTTATCTAGGTTACAAGTACCTTTATCTTCAACTGCATCTGCTGCTTTCTTGCCAATAATTCGTGCTTCTTGAATCTTCTGAGCAAGTTCTTGATATTTCTTAGACATCACTTCACCCCCTCAACCTGAACGCGGACATACATGTTCTGTTTTGCTTTGAGTTCGTTGACGTGTTGCTCGTCGGCACAGCCACGTAAGAAGGAAACAATGATGAATGTCATTACCCAGAAAGCTACGAATGCTTTTGAGCCATCACGGAAGGCTTGGCTAAACTTGTACTTTTCAATTCTTTGATTCATACTTATCTCACTCGTTGAGTAAAAGCACATCGGACCTGGGGAGGGCGGTGTGCTTTTTATTAAGGAATGAGTAAAGAATACTTTACATATTATTTGTTGTAAAGAGGTATTTACAAATTATTGTATATTACACTAAACAATATGCTTTAATAGGCAAAAGAAAACCCACACGGGGTGGGTTAGATGGAGTTTATTATGAGTGAAATCGATCCACGCTTAATAAAGGCACACAAAGAGGCACACAAAGAGCTTGTCCTTGAGTGTAAAAACCTTATTCTTCCAAGAGGAACAGTGTTATTACTTCATGGTTGCCCTGTAACAATTATGGATGATGTTATAATCAATGCAGACCCCAAAGGCATAGCATTTGCATTCAATAAGGTTGAAGAAAACAACTCCAAAAATCTTGTTAAGATAGATACAACAGGACAATTAGAGTTTATTAAGTCTCTTAATCCTGGAATAGACTTTTAGCTATGGAACTTCTTGTTTGAATACTTTTTCTAAACTGTGAATTCAACATCAAACTTTCTTTTAAGAAAATGTCTTTATCTTGCGATGCAAGGAAGGCATTAACATCATTCGCAGATATTAGTTGAAAAGCAATAACACCACGATCAACGAAATGAATATACAAGCTATAGCTTGATGCATCATAAGTTACTGCTTCAATTAGCTCAGAATTTATTTGAAATTGTTGCATTTACTTCTCCACCCGATCTGTTGTAAAGACTGTGTCGGGTTCACAGTGAGTTTATAGATATGAATAATGAAAGCAATTATCTGATAATGGCTATGAGTCTAGTAATAATAGCAACGTCACTTCCTGCAATTTACTGTAACCTCATGGTCGTTGGAATGTGTTATGGCGCAGCGCTTATACTCATTATTGCCTCCATAAAACTGAAAATAAAAAGATACAAGAATGGCGATAATTGCTAAGGTTTGAGATACAAATGCATTCGGGTGGCGTTTTATTGAATTAATCAGGAATATGAAAAAGCCAACAGGGTAGGATAATAATTTAGCCGCCCAATGACGATATGGTTCTCTTACTACTGTAATAATTCCAGTTGCAGGGTTGCTATCAATTAGTCCTGGATCTCCTTTGTACCAAGCCTTAATCTTTTTTATTAATTCTCCAAACATATGTTATTCTCAAACTATCAATTATCTTGTGATATTGGTGGGCGCAACGGCTAATACGGCAGTATTGGCAAATCCAAGCCTAGGAAACTTGGATGGAAAGACCGACTTATCATCGGTCTTTTTTTATTATTTAATTTTCTGCCCCAACTTTCCTTCTTTTGCCAACTGAACGACTTGTTCATTTGTAAGTACGGGAATAAAGACCTTATCCCCAATATCTTTAGAAAGAATCTTTACTTCTTCGGCTGTTAGCACCAAAGCTTCACCATGTTTAGCTGCATCATTGATACGAGCAATAATCTGGTTGATTGGTAGTTTAGAGTTGTTCATAAGTCTTCCTGTGATTAATGCGAATAAGGATGTTCTTGTCTGTGCTGACTTGGCGGCACGATATCTGTAATAGCGGTAATACTTTCAACTTCATCCATGTCAAAAGATAGGCGTTCGCCACCATTAACAGCCAACAAACTCAAAACCCCACCATTTATTCCAACAAATTCCTTAATTGTGCAGCGTCCATCCTTTAAGCACACTTGTACAAATTCAGTTGGAACTGGTTCAGCATCTGGATCGCAAACTACATACCAACCGTTCCGAATTGCTGGAAACATTGAGTCGCCAGTGCCTTTAATACCATAGGCTCTTGGACCCGCTGTATGAGTTGGAACATATCCATCACCTGCGTTCCCATCATATCCCATATCTGTGAAATACCCATCCATACCCATCTTTGAATAGGCTTTAACAGGGACATATCTTTTTTGAATAGGGAATGGCTTAGTTGGTGTTTGGACAAATTTAACAGCTTCTTCACTATCTGGAATATTGTACTTCTGCTTAAAGGCTTCAATATCAAGAACATTTAATTGTGCACCACCACTATCCAATTGTGTGGCAATCATTTTATTGCTTTGACCAGCTAGCCAATCTTTAGAAACCCCTAAGAATTCGGCAGCTTTAACTAAATTTGACCCCTCTAACTCTTGGGTTGGGCCGTTTACCCACAACCCAACATTAGCTCTGCTCACGCCCGCAAATCTAGCCAACTCAGTATTTTTGAATCTTTTACCTGTCTCAGATTCATAGTGCTTTATAGCTAAAGACATTCGCTCTTGAAGAGTGCTCATAGTGTAAATCTCATGGCTATTGCCATAAACAAAATGTAAAGAAATCTTAACTTTTCATTTGTAAAGCTTGCTAAACTTTTAAGAGTAAAGTAGACTTGACAAAGTAAAGTTGAAATTGGAATTAATTATGCGAATTGAGATGAAAACATCTGATGTTTTGGCTCGGTTCAATGCGCCAAAAATCGCAAAACTCTTAAAAATTAGCCGTCAAGCAGTCTACCAGTGGGGTGAATTTGTACCTGAAGCTGCTGCATTCAAGTTGCTTGAACAAGAACCAACACTACCAGTTAAGAGGGTCTCATGAGTCTTGAAAAAAAATCTACGCATGTGCGCTTATCTCCCGAAATCCATGAACGAGCAAAAATACTTGCTCATGTTAAAGAAAAGGATCTCGCGGCCTATCTAGGTTTTCTTATTGAAAAAGAGATAGTTGGCGAGTGGCATGTATTCAATATACAAGCAAAATCTTTCGAGCGTTTGGGAATGTCGGCTTTAGTACGGGAATTGAGTACAGAAGTCAGCTTTTCAGAGGGATCGGAAGGGATTAACGGGATTTTAGACAAATAAAAAAGCCTGATTTCGTCGATCAGGCTTAGTGTTCAAACAAGGTGGATTAAATGAACCATTCAATATTAGCAGAAAAAACTGAAAAACCAAAGCGAAAGCCAATTGGTGACAAGTTGCGTTTTGAAGTTTTTAAACGTGATCAATTTAAATGTCAGTACTGTGGCAAGTCTGCTCCAGACGTAATTTTACATGTTGATCACATCAATCCAGTAAGTAAGGGAGGAGATAACGACATTCTCAACCTAATTACTTCATGTGTGGATTGTAATTTGGGCAAGAGTGATCGACTGCTATCTGACAACACAGTTCTTGATAAGCAAAGAAAAATGCTTGAGGAGCTAGATGAGCGAAGACGACAACTTCAGATGATGCTCAATTGGCGAGACGAATTAAAGGGATTTGAGAGTGAAGTCGCTCAAAGTGTTGCTGATTATTTTGAACAATCAATTCAGAACCAAACTCAAGTAAATGAGACTGGTCTAAAAAACATTAACAAATGGCTTAAGAGATTTGAAGTAAATGAACTACTTCAAGCTATTGATGACCTTAATCCGATTTATACAAAAGATCAAAACTTAGATGCTGGCGCAATGTTCGCAAATATTCCAAAGGTCGCAAACTTTAATAGAAAGGGTGACCTTGAGAAATCAGCCTGTTACATCCGAGGGATTCTTAAAAATCGCATTTCATATGTTGATTACCAAAAGTCATTAGCTTGGCTTGTAGAAGCTCTCGAGTGTGGTGTTGATGAGGAAGAATTAAAGGATCTAGCGAAGTCAGTAAAAAACTGGACTCAATTCCGTACAGCAATGGAGGAAATATTAAATGGCTAGAGCTAGAAACATTAAACCTTCATTTTTCACTAATGATGAATTGGGCGATGTTAATCCGTTAGCGCGCTTATTGTTCATTGGAATGTGGACAATTGCTGATTTTAAGGGCTGTTTTGAATACAAACCTAAACGTTTGAAGGTTCAGCTATTGCCTTATGACGACTGTGATATTGAAGAGCTCGTGACTGATCTAGAAAAATCTGGATTTATCTCGAAGTATACCGTTCAAGGACGTCAATACATCAAGGCATTGAATTTTACTAAGCACCAAAACCCTCATAAGAATGAGCGTGAGAGTGGAAGTGAAATTCCTGATATTGACCAAGCAGACCAAGAGTTATCTAAAAATAACTTTAATATTAGTAACTTACCAAATATCGAGAATAATCTGGAGCAAGACGGAACTGATCGTGCTGATTCCCTTAACCTGATTCCTGATTCCCTTAACCTGATTCCTGATTCCCTTAACCTGATTCCTGATTCCCTTAACCTGATTCCTGAAGTTATTTCCGACGTTGTCGAAAATTCGGCTTCGCCTAAACGCAAACCTAAAAACCAAAAAACAACTGTACCTGAAAATTTTGAAATCAGTGAACAAGTTCGTATTTGGGCAGCTTCTAAAAACTTCGGTGATCTTGAACAACACCTTGAATACTTCGTTTCAAAAGCAGCAGCCAATGGATACAAGTATGCAGATTGGGATGCAGCATTCAAAACTGCTATTCGTGATGACTGGGCGAAATTAAGAACGCCACGTTTCCAAAACACAGGCTATCAGTCAGTTGCTCAACAGACAGCTAATGAACAGGCTAAATGGGACAACTTCTTAAACGGTGATTCGCACTTTGTGGATGTCACACCAAAAAAGTCGTTAATGATTGAGGAGGTGGGTCATGCGTGAGTTCACCTTTGAAGACGCTATTCGCCTAATCGGGAAAATGCGTGGGTTTTACGGAAAGAAATTCGCAGATCAATGGGCAGGTGTAGATCCTAAAGATATCGCTGAATCAATGGTTGAGTGCTTTCAAGGATTAACAGCAGAAGATTTCAAACGTGGTGTAACCAAGATGATGAAATCAACTTTCTGCCCATCCATTCCAGAGTTTCGTTCTTGGTGTGAGCCTAAAGCATCTGATTGGTTAGATTCACATGAGGCTTGGGCAATAGCTAAAAACTCTATCGAATATGGCACTGGTCGTGAAATGACTGTGGTGTGGACTGAGCAAGCCGCTAAAGCGTTCGAGAAGTGTGCTGACTTGGTTGCAACAGGTGACAAGTTCCAATTAGCAGAAGCGAAGAAGATCTTTGTGTCTATCTACGATCGCTTGGTGACTGAAGCTAAAGACCAAGGTTTAAAACCAGTCTACAACGTGAGCTTAGGGGTAGATCCAGACCAACGCATTACAGCAATCAAACAGGCTGAGGTAGCAGGTTTTCTTTCCACTCAAGAAACACAGCTTCAACTTGAGCACAAACAAACCAAGGAAGAGCAACAAGCAGATGCAGAGCGATACAAAACGATTGCACAGAAAGCAATTGCGGAGTTACGCGAAAAACTAAAGATCCAAGAACCAGTCAACAAAATGGCTGAGGAAATTAAGGAAGTTCAACCTTGGGAACTCAAACCCGACACTGAATATTGGCCCGATCCATTTGACCAGAAAGAAGAATTTAAGCAAATGCTTGAAGCCGATGGTCTTAAGTTGCCAATGGCGTTGAGAGGTGCAGCGTGAATCCAGAAAACCAAAAAGAACCATTGCTATTCGGCTCTATGACTTACACACAGATCATGCAGTTAAGAGCAGCTTACAACTTAGGGATTAAGGATGCTGAAACACGACAAGCTAATTCTCTGTACCAAAAACTACAAAGACGCGGCTGGTTGAAGCGTTTGAAGGAGCGTCAAGTCATTACTAAACATGACAAGGAGGCGGTATGAGCATGATCGTTTTTCCATTAAAGAAGGCGGAAAAGTTAGATCGACTTTGCTTGTGTATTAATTGCGGAAAGCTATTTGTTGATGCTGTTGATAGTCGTGACCATGGTATTTGCTCACTGTCTTGTGGTTATGCATTCCGCGGAATTAGTTGGAGTGACTTCCTATGAAACCAGAACAGTTTATTCGTGAGTACGGTGTTGAGAAGGCGAGAGAGGTTGTTGATGGGGCGCCTGATAAGACAGCAACACACTATGTTTTTCGCAAAATACCTAGTTACTACTCGGTTGAGTTTCAGTCTTGGTACCACGATGACGAATGGTGGGATAGTGATTGTCATACTGAGCAAGATTTGATTGATAGCTATGGATCAGATTTTGTTTTAAGTCTTTCCGACCTCAAGCGCCTAGTTGATAGCGTGGATTTGGTTAACAATTGCGGTGGTTTGGCTATCGCAAATAAAATCACATTTCAAAAAAGACTGAGAAATGAAAAAGCAACTCATTTCATACAACATCCTGAAAATCAAAAATTAATACAGCTTTTGGGGCGAAATCAGCGCAAACCTAAAGAAGCCATTAAATTCGATTTATTTGAACAAGCCATCCGAGACCACGAATCAATATACGGAGGCGGTGAATCTCATGCCAACTAGATATAACACAGGCGAGTATAGCTACGATCTTGAATATCACTATGGAGATATGTCAGCAAGCATGGAGATGCTTAGAGCACGTTTAATTGAATTGTTGACTCCTCATCTGTCTGACCGTTATGTGAAATGGAGAGAAGCATATTTCACATGGTTTACAAAGTGCGGCGGGGATTCGGGGTGGATGTTTTGTGTAGGTCCACACGAATTTCATATTGATGGGGCGTTAAGGCGCTATTACTCAGGTTCTATTGATATTACCTACAACCAGAAAGATCGATATTTCTTGGTGGGTGAGAAAAAGAAAGTCAAATGTAAGGCTTGTAAGGGGTTTGGCTTCATTCGAGATGATGGGTGGGGGCATATAGATAAATGTGAAACGTGTGATGCAGAAAAAGGAGCCAGCCATGAGTAAATGCCAACATTGTGAAGCTGAAGAATTAATTAATTCTTATGGTGGTCTTGCAGAAGCAAAGGCCTATATGACCCGTTACTTCAAATTGAATGGAGTTTTTAGAAAGGATTATCCAAAAACAGGGAAGTTAATAACTCAACAAATGAATGCTTTGCAGAATGCAATTGATCATGTGGAGAAGCAAGCATGAAAATTTATTTAAACATCATTAAAGCCGCAAAAGAAATTTGGTACGACAACGGCATGATTAATCGCTTAGAGCCAGAAGCAGAAAAAATCGAATTATTACTTAACTGGTTGCAAACACTAAATAGTGAAATGTTGGATCAAATTGAATTGGAAATTTCAAAACTAAGTGATGAGGATTTAGATACTGTTTGTTGTGGTGAAGAAACAGAGCAAGAAAGATTGGCATCTAAGTCACTCAATGAATTCCTAAATCGAATTTTTGATGAAGAATATGAAATTAGAGCAGGTGATTTGGTACAGGTTGTAACTCTCAATCAAACAATAAAACTTTGTGGTCGTGTTGGACAAAAGAAAATAGGCGACACAATGCGTGTTTTAAGTGTGGAAGGGTACATCTTGAAAGGCGAAAACTATAACTTTTTGGGAAAAGATGATGTGAAATTGATTGAGAAAGGAGCCAGCCATGAGTGAGTTTAAAGTGGGGGATTGGGTCAAGATGAAGGATGATTATTCTGCATGGATGGGTAAGGTAGCAGCTATAGAGTACAAGCCGTGTTTCGATTCAAAGTGGAACAGATATGAGATTGAGATTCTTGTTTTTGAAGATGGTACGAAATTGGGTTCTGGATGGGCAATTCATGTTGTTCAAGCAGCATGTCACCGCATTGATAAATCCTCGAATTCGAGGGAATTAGAAATCCTAGACAAGCCAGAAAACCACATTTCGCCGAATTGCAAAGTAACTGAAGTTCACATTAACGAAGCTTACAAGCTTAATCGATTGGGGTAGAGAATGGATAAGTGTAGAGAAGAGTTTGAAAAGCAAAGGTACTGGATAGGGCTATTTAGAGACGCGGTTGATTTTGATGAGAAGCTTGGGCGATATGTTTTAAACGGTCGAAGAAGGCTTTACGCATTTCACTTTGATTCATTTAACGAAAAATGGGCAATTTGGCAGGAATCGTGGCAGCAACAGCAAGCGAAAGTGGATGAGCTGCAAAAACAATTAAATGAATACATATTTGTAGCGGAAACGCTTGATGAAATGTATGTGAAAGAGGTTAAGAGCAGTGATGAGCTGCAAAAGCGGGTGCAATTCCTTGAGCAAGAATTAGGTGCATGGAAAGGGAAATCTATTGCAGCGATGATAAATGGCATGTGTAAACAATGTGGCAAAGAGCCATGGCAGGCAATAGTTTCTGATAAAGATGGTTATGCACTTCTACATTGCTTTGGATGTGGCGCAAACAAGTATGAATTGGTTGGAGAGCAAGCGCTCAAGGGGGATCAATACGATGAACATCGCAAGAAAGCAGAAGAGGCCATCTCAAAAGGTGCAAGCCTAACCAACCATAGGATTGAGCTATGACCACATTCAAAGAGGCTCAAATCATCATTGGCATCGATCCTGACTTGGAAAAGTCGGGAGTTGCCATTCTAGGGAATGATCTTCAACTTAAAAATCTGACTTTTCCAGAAACGGTTGAACTATTCAGAAATGAACAGGACAGCATCAAGAAGGTTGTGATTGAGGCAGGTTGGGAGAACAAGAAAGCCAATTTCCGAGTAGGTGGGAATCACTCAAGACAAGTGAACGAGCAAATTGCTAGACGTGTTGGGATGAATCATGCGACTGGCATCTTATTGGCAGAAATAGCTCAGGCACTAGGTTTGGCAGTATTACTGGTGAAGCCTACTAAATCAAAACTCAATGCAGAGCAGTTTAACAAGATTACTGGTTGGCAGGGTCGCACAAATCAAGAGCAGCGTGACGCAGGCATGCTTGTATGGGGAATGAGCGGGAAAAAGGTGACGGTATGAAATCAAAGGTAGATGTAGATGCATTAAAGCTCACACTCCAATGGCAAGGATTCTTTCTAAAGGGATGGTTTGAAGATCATTGGTGTGACCTCAAGGACTATGCAGAAGCTTCTTTAAAGCTGCTTCTAATCATCCTGAGAATTTTGTTTTCTCCCCTTCTCATTATTTATGTCATTTGGCAGACCAGAAAAATGTATGAACAGATAGCGAGCGGAGAAGTCAACAGAGAAAAAGTCAGAAATCACATCAAGAAATACGGCAAGTAAGGGGAAAGAGATGAATGCGGCAGTAAATCACATTATGCAAACAACGGACTGGACTAAATACAGTCTAGAAGAATGGCTTTATCAATTTGGGGCTTGGATGTACTCAAATTCTGGAACTTGTGGAAAGAGCATAAACCCGATTGCTGTCGCTATGGATCAGGCTGCTAAGAAGCGTAAGCAAGAAGTGAAAGGCAAAGAGCAGATCATGGCAGATTGGCTTTGTTCTGATGATCCAGTTATCCCTAAAGGTCGTGGGCGTATAACATGTGAAATCACAGACAATGAAGCGCGTGCAGTTCAACGCCTCATCTTGGATATGCAAGGGCAATCAGAAGTGTTGGACGAATGGCTTGATGCTGTAATCAAAAGATACTTCTATAACAACTCTTGGTCAGAAATGGTTGTAACTCAAATGAATCCAGTTGGAGATATGGTTGTTGTCTATTCCCAAAATGATGCTAGAGCAGATGTTAAATGTGGTTTAGCTGCAATTCACTGCCGTTATAGTTTTATTAAATACAAATAGGTATAGAACTTGACCTTGTACAAGGCATGTGGCATATTTATGTTAGAGTGGTGCGAAGTGTAAGTAAGGTATCACTAGATTAGTTGGTAGCCCTTGCAACATAGGCAAGAAGGCGAAACTAGATCAAAGCCTGTCATTAAGTTGATGGGCTTTTTGATTTTATGCCCTACAAGCTTAGAACATTGGATTCCGATGTGCTGGACTGGATTTCTAGTCGATGCTTAAACGTAGGGCTATTTTTTTTGGAGGTTCACATGCTCCGAATAATTAAGCAGGTCTTTTGCATACATGTTTGGGAATATGGGTTGGATTATAACGAAGACCGAATCAAAGAATGCAGAAAGTGTGGAAAGATTAAGAACTTATAATTAAAAGATGGTATAATTATTAAGCGGATAGGGTCGCTCCCGAACAGTATTTAACCTGAATACTTTCCGCACCTAAATTCAGGTTATTGCAGAGGTGCATATGGAACTTAGATTAGAATTTGAAAATGAAATGCAAGATTGGATTAAGGCAAATGGCCGTCCAACTTGGGATGAAGAATGGGAAGTTTATAAAGAAGAGCCTTGGCAATTGGCTTGGGTTGCTTATTTAAAGTGTTGGAAAAAGCATGTAATGAATAAAGGTAGAACCGACCTAATAGATAGATTAGGCGGTTATGAAGTTGCAAGTAAAATCAGAGTTGCCTTCGATGCTACTCACTACTGTATTTCTAGAAAAAGCATGATGAAAGTATTCTCGCCAAGTAAAGAGATGAAAGAAACAACAGATTATCTATTGGAAAATTGTGGTTATACAGAAACCAAATTAGCTGATGATGATTTGGTTACTCAAGAAGAAATTGATAATGCTTTAGAACAATACCGTTTGAAGCATAATATTCAATAAAGTTAGTTCAAGTTAAGTGTTTGTAGCCCTGTCAATGACGGGGTTTTCTTTTTTGGGAGAAGACAATGGCTGCTTTTATCGTTCTTGTTGTCATGTTCTTGACCATTCCTGTTTGTTATCTAATTAAATGGTATCAAGACTACAAGGCATGGAAGTTTCATAAAAACAGAAGCCGTCCTTTAAACCCGTGGTCTGATTGGTGAATGTATGGACACAATCGAAGCGAAGAAGAATTTAGAAATCTATAAACGTAATCTTAGCCGGTTAGAAAACTATAACCATTTATTCAGCAGCCATACGTTTAAGACTGAATGTCAGCGTGAAGTAAATACTCTCAGAACCAGAATAGAGAACTTAGAAAATGCGTTCGACAAAGAGGCTGAACGAAATAAGAGCGCTACCATGCGTTAGATGTGGCTATCCTCACTCACAAGCGGCTCATTCTAATAGCTCGAAACATGGTAAAGGGCGTGGTATCAAGGCAAGTGATTTATATACGGTTCCACTCTGTTATGTCTGCCATGCTGCTTTCGATAAGTTTGAACTAGGCATAAGACAAGAATCAGAAGCTCTATTTGATGGTTGGCTAGAAAAAACAGAGCGGATGCTTAATCTTAAAGATGGTGAGGTGTTTTGATGCTTATACAAATTAATAGCAAGATGGTAATTAAGACTGAAGAAGTAAAATTATTAAAGAAAGAAATTGTGGAAGGACCATGTAATCCTGAAGCATGGTTTGTCATGACAGTTGATAATGAGTGGTATCGTCTTACTGAATACTCATTAGAAGAATTTTTGTTATTAGTGAACAAAGAAGCTTAGCCACCTTCAGTGGTTTTTTTATTGCGAGGTCAAAATGGAACCACGATTCGTCATCAAAAACCATTCTGACATCAACTATGTAATTGGCTATCTCAATAATAATCATGCAAAGGCAGCGAGTGAAGGGAAGCCTTTAGTGGTTTTAATTGCACCACAAGAGAAAGACCGGACAAAAGCTCAAAATCGTTTGTACTGGATGTGGCTTAATCAATGGGCTAAACGTCAAGGTACTGATAAAGATTATGAGCATCTGTTCTTTAAGAAGAACTTCTTAGCAAAAATCTATGACCGTGATGACGTTGGCCAATACAAAAAAACATTCAAGGCTGTTAGAGAATTGAAGGATTCTAAACATCCAGCCTATCAACAAGTAGCTGATGGACTATGCGAGCTAATGAGCACTACAGATGCAAGCACAGCTCAATTCACAGAATACCTAAATGACATTCATGCATTCTGCAATAAACATGGGTGTTATTTGGAAACACCTGATGACCTTAAGTATGTGTTGGAATAGTTAAGCAGCTAAGATATATTGTTTTTTCTTTAATCATTACTAATAAAGGAAAAATAATGTTTGTTCAGCATAAATCCGAATACATTAATTTAAATCATGTGGTAAAAGTGAAAAAGGCTACATCAGAAAACAATAAATTTGCTAATAGAGATTTTTATAAGTTAGTTTTAACTTTAACCTCCAATGACATCCTAGATCTAGAGTTTAATTCTGAGGAAGAGCTAGATCGGTTCTTGGAAAAGTTGGAAATTGTGAAGTAGTTATGACCGCCCAAGTGGCGGTTTTTTAATGGGTGAGATTTATGGCGGAGTTAAAACTAACTCCGAAGCAAGAGAACTTTTGCCAATTGTTTATCGAATTGGGGAACGCTTCGGAGGCGTATCGACAAGCCTACGATGCGGATTCAATGAATGAAAACACGGTCAACCGTGAGGCTAAAAGATTACTTGAGAACCCCAAGATTACCACAAGGCTTGAGCTAATTAGAAAGGAACATCAAACCCGCCATAATTTGACTGTAGACGACTTGCTTCAAGAATTAGAAGAAGCACGCAAAGCAGCATTTGAAGGAGAGCGGGTTCAGGTGTCTGCGGCAGTTGCAGCAACAATGGGTAAAGCCAAGTTACTTGGATTGGATAAGATAAGCGAACTTCAAGTGAAGAAACAAGAGCTTGAAATAGCGAAACTCCAAAAAGAACTTAATCCAGAAGAAGATGAAGATGTAACCCCAGTGCAGGTGACTATTCATGTTGTAGATGCGAGTAAAAAAGATGCCGAACATCAATCCAACACTGAATGTGCCTCAGGCTAACTTTCTCCAATTGCCAAATAAGTTTAGAGCTTTTGTTGCAGGGTTTGGTTCAGGTAAAACTTGGGTAGGTTGTTCAAGTCTTTGTGATAAATCTTGGTCATTTCCAAAGGTGCCGTTGGGTTACTTCGCTCCAACGTATCCGCAGATCCGTGACATCTTCTTTCCCACTATTGATGAAGTTGCATTTGATTGGGGATTAAAGACAAAGATCTATGAATCTAACAAAGAAGTTGATCTTTACTATGGCCGTCAGTATCGAAGTACAATTATCTGCCGTTCAATGGAAAAGCCCAACACTATTGTAGGTTTTAAGATTGGTCATGCGCTGATTGATGAGCTTGATGTGATGACAAAGGTCAAGGCTCAACAGGCTTGGCGTAAGATCATCGCACGTATGCGTTATAAGCAAGCTGGTTTGCTCAACGGTATTGATGTGGCCACTACACCTGAAGGTTTTAAGTTTACATACGAGCAATTTGTTAAAGAGGCAAATAAATCAGAGGCTAAGCGTAAGCTATATGGAATGATTCAAGCTTCAACTTATGACAATGAAGCTAATCTTCCAGATGACTACATATCATCACTTTATGAGTCTTATCCGCCGCAATTAATTTCAGCTTATTTAAAAGGGCAGTTTGTTAACTTGACGAGCGGGGCAGTTTATCCAGACTTCGACCGAACCTTAAACCACACAGATGAAGAAATTAGACCTAATGAGGCTTTGCTCATTGGTATGGACTTTAACGTCTTAAAGATGGCTGCTGTGGTTTATGTCATTCGAGATGGCAAGCCAAGAGCTTTAGATGAGCTGGTAGGCGTTCGTGATACGCCAACTATGGCTGATCTTTTGATTGAAAAGTTCCCAAACCATGAGATGACAATTATCCCTGATGCGGCAGGCCAAGCTACTTCATCGAAAAAGAGTAGCGAATCTGATCATGCAATATTGAGACAGAAAGGTTTAAGGGTGGAAGTAAATTCAACAAACCCGAACATTAAAGACCGAATTAATGCAGTAAATGCTTTGATCTTAAATGGCAATGGTGAGCGAACACTCTTAGTCAATACAAATAAATGTCCAAGACTCACAGAAACTTTTGAGCAGCAAGTTTATGACGATTTTGGAATGCCAGATAAGAAATCAGGCTTGGACCATGTGGGAGATGCTGGCGGATATCCTCTTGCTAAACGCTTCCCGATTATTCGTCCTGCAAGATCACTAGATATAGGAATGGTTTACTAATGCCAGTTAATACTGAACATCAAGCTTATGCAGACATGAAAAAGCGTTGGGAAACTATCGACGATGTCTGTGATGGTTCTGCCAAAGTAAAAAAACGTGGCGAACTTTATTTACCAAAACCCAATGTATCGTCTGACTTAACGCAGAATGATCAATATTATTTGGCGTACTTAACCCGTGCTGTGTTCTACGAGATTGCTAAAGACACATTAAACAAGATGGTCGGCGTGGTATTTGCTGAGGATCCAACATTCGAACCGGATGGAATGGATTTTCTTAAGTACGATGCTGATGGTACAGGGAAGTCAATTTACCAAGTTGCACAATCTGCCTTGCAAGGTCAGCTTAAACATGCACGTGGTGGTTTATTTGTTGATTATCCGACTACCGATGGCAATGTGTCTTTGCAGCAAGCTGAGAGCTTGGGCATTCGACCAACAATCGTTTTTTACGAGTCATTGAGTATTATCAATTGGAGTCTAAAGCGAGTTGGTTCGGTCTATAAGCCTGATTTAATTGTCTTGCACGAGAAGTCTACAGAAAAAGATCCAGAAGATGAGTTCTCTAAGAAGGAAATCAATACTTACCGAGTCCTTCGTCTTGACGATAATAATGAATACTACGTTCAGGTGTATTCAGACAAGTCAGGTGAATTACAGGGCGGAGATATCAACTATCCAACAAATTCATTAGGCCAAAGATGGAATGAAATTCCTTTTATTCCTTTGGGGTCTTTGGCTAATGATTGGAATATTGATCCTATCCCGTTAGAGCCAATCGTCACGATGAACCTAGCCCATTATCAGAACAGCGCAAGCTATGAAGAGATGGTATTTATCTGTGGACAAGCTCAACCAGTTATTAATGAACTTGATGAAGGTTGGCGAGATTGGTTACAGAAAAATGGAGTGCGGTTAGGTTCTAAGAATCCTTTAATGCTTCCGAAAGGCTCATCATTTGACTACAAGCAAGTAACTGAAAGCACCTTAGCGAAACAAGCTATGGATGCTAAAGAAAAGTACATGCAGGCGATGGGAGCAAAGATTCTTGAGACCGAGCAGGTCAACAAGACAGCTACCCAATCAAATAATGAAAAGCTGGCTCAGTATAGTGTCCTTTCTTTGTGTGTGGCGAATACTAATGAGGCGATGGAATATGCGCTTAAATGGTGTGCTGCATATTATGGAAGCGGATCTAAAGCGAAACTCACAATTAAGCAAGATTTTGCAAAAGGTAAGATTGACCTTGATACGCTTAAGTTCTATTGGGAAATGGTGCTTGCTAATCGCATGAGTATGGAAACCTTCCATGAGTTGCTAACTACTGGGAAAGTTCCAGAAATTAGCTTTGAAGATGAGCAAACACGTATCGAAAGCGAGTCAATTAATAGACCTATGGTGGTTTAAATCGCAGGAGTGACAAATGAACGTCCAGTTGTCACAACAAGCTCTACTTGATGCCCTGGTATCACATCAGGCTTATCTCTACCGGCTCTCTTCAACTGAAATCAATAATCTCCTAACACAATTTGATTCGCTCTCTAGTGAGATGCTTTCAAAGTTAAGAGATTTGTTAGATGACTTGAGTGACGCTGAAAAGACTGCATTGATGGCAGGACAATACACAACACCAGCATTAAAAGAAGTAAGGACATTAGTTCAGACTTGGCAGGCAAGTGTTGCATCAGGATTGCTTGAGAGCTTCACAGTAAGCGCTACTGCATTAGCGGTGTATGAAGCTTCATATCAAGCTAAAACTCTCGCTAATCGCAAAATAGAACCAAATGGAAAGACACTATTCAACAAGGCAAAGAAAACGCCTTTAAGCGGTGGTGTGCTACTTGATTACCTATTCGAGAAGATTGCAGACGATACAAAAGTACGAGTAGAGCAAACAATTCGAGATGGTCTATCTCGGGGTCAGACAAACCAGCAGATTGTTCAGCGAATTAAAGGCAAGAAAGCACTTAACTATCAAGACGGTTTGCTTGATCAGAGCAGAAACCAGATTTCTACCATGGTTCGCACTGCTCGAAGTCATGTGTCCAATGTGGCTTTGAATGAAACATATCAGTCCATTGGTGTTGAGTACGTAAAGTTCATTGCAACACTGGATAGCCGTACTTCTAAAATCTGTATGGGTTATTCAGACAGGGTTTACAAGAAGGATGAGCCTCATCCTGTGCCACCACTTCACCCCAACTGTAGATCGATCCTAATTCCGGTTTCAGATGATTCAGGAAAGACCATCGGTATGCGTCCATTCAACAATAAAGTGAATGGTGAAGGCGAAATCGGTGTAGTGGATTCAAATACAACTTTCAAAGGTTGGTTTGACAAGCAAGATGCAGCTTTTCAGAAGTCTTGGCTTGGTCCATCGAGATACAAACTCTTCAAAGAGGGCAAATACTCGCTAGATAAGTTTGTAGATCCGCTAACTGGCCAGCCATTCACACTTGCTGAACTCAAAAAGCTTGATGAAGAAATGTTTAAGAGGTTGGGATTATGATTTATTTCTTTTGTGTTCTCCTCTTTGTTGCCCTTGTTTATGGAAAAGCTGATGGCATAGGAGCTTTTGCCTTAGCAATTGTTGATTTGGCATTAATTGCAGCAATCCTATTTTTATGGTGTGCAGATAAAAAGGTTTTCCTATGATCACATCAGAACAGCAACTTATTAATGACCTAATCCTCTGGTCTTGGACCATTCCAAGAAAGTAAATAATTCAAACCTTAGCACCTTCGGGTGCTTTTTTATTGCCTGCAGTTAGTGACTGCAAAACCGCTCAGGGAGCAAAACATGAAATACAAACTCGATAGCCTAGAGGGCTTATCAGATGAAATGAAAGCACTTTACGAAGAAAAAGATGGTGCATTCTATTTAAAAGTTGAAGGTCTGCCGAAGCAAGATAATTCAGAACTTGATGGCCTGAAAAAGAAAGTTGAAGAGCTTCTTGGTGAAAAGAAAACTGCGCAGCAAAAACAACGCGAAGCTGAAGAAGCAGCTCGAAAAGAAGCTGAAGAAGCAGCACGTAAAAAAGGTGATGTAGCTGCATTAGAAGCATCTTGGCAAGCCAAACTCGAACAAGCAGAAGCTAAACATGCGGAAGCTACCAAAGCATTGCAAGACCAAGTCTATAAGTTAACTGTCGGGCAAACAGCACAATCATTAGCAAGTGAGCTTTCTATCAAAGGCTCGGAGGCAGTATTGCTTCCACATATTACAAACCGTCTTCAAGTCGAAACCGATGAAAACGGTGAGGTCAAAGTACGTGTACTAGATTCGCAGGGCAAACCTAGTGCTTTAAGTATTGATGACCTTAAAAAAGAGTTCCGCGGCAATGTGGCATTCAAGCCATTAATTGTTGCTTCAAATGCGTCAGGAAGTGGGGCTTCTGGCGGTGGTTCAGGTGGTGGAGCTGCCAAGAAACCAAGTGAAATGACCACGCAAGAGCGATTGGAATTCCAAAAGAATGATCCTCAAGGGTTCCAAGCAGCAGTAGCGAATGGTGACTTTAATAATTAATTATTGGGAGTAACTCCATGCCTTCTTTAGTAGAAGTATTTAACCGTGACGTAGTTTTATCTTACCTGCGTCCAAATCCTGTGGCAGTTTCGCCACTTGTGCAATCAGGTGCATTTGTATCTGATGAATCTTTGCGTCCTTTGCTTACAAGCGGTTCATCAACTTTTGTTGTTCCATACATCAACGGTGTAGACGGCAATGTTGAACAGAACTATGGCAACACCATCTTGACTGATATTGCAATGCCTCGCTTTATTGATGCTGGCGAAATGCAAGGCCGTGTTGCATATATGAACGAAGGCTTTCTTGAGTCAGTTCTGGGGCAGTATTTATCTAAGGTCAACTCGCTTGAGCTCATTGGTGGGATGCTGAATAAGTATTGGCAACAAGCTGCCGAAAACCGTGCTCTAGCAACAGTAATTGGCTTGCGTAATTATGACCAGGCGAACGGCAAGCGATTCACTACTGACATCTCTGCTTCAACAGCAACAGATGCTTCACGTTGGTCAGTAGATGCCTACATTGATGCGGAAAGCACAATGAATGCTTCATTACGTGGACGTGGTGTGATGTTCGTGCATTCACGTATTGCTGCGAAGATGCGTAAACAGCAATTACTTGAACAAGTGACCACAAGTGATAACTTGCCACCAATCACCGTTTACAACGGGCGCGCAGTCATTGAAACAGATACCAATACGCAAATTGGCACAGGCGCAAACGCTAAGTTCATCACGATTCTTGCAGGTCCACGCGCATTTGCATATGACTCTGTTCCCGGTCCAAAAGATTTGAAGGTTGAAGAAACACAATCAACTGGTAACGGTGCTGGTCATGAAATCCTTTGGACGCGTCGCAACATGTTGATCCATCCACAAGGTTTTAGCTTCATTGCACCTAAAGACACTTTAACTGGTGGTACAGAGCGTGAGTCTTTAAGCGCTTCTTGGGCTGATTTGCAGAAGGCAGCTAACTGGGAACTTGTAACCAAACCAGAAGACACCTCAATCCGCTTCCTAATTACTAACCTTTAAGGAGAGCAGTCATGGCTGAGAAGCAACCAGACTACAAATACCAATACCCAACTGACCGCCGATATGCTGATGATGCGACTGACACATTAGCAGCAGGCACTATGTTTGACCCTGCCAAAACAGCGGGTGACTATGGCATTAAGGACCCAGAAGTAGCAGTTCCTGTGCCAGAAGCACCGCTGAATGGTGGTGCATAACTAAAGCAGGGCGGCTTTCGGGCCGTCCTTCTTAATTAGATTTTTAGGATTAAGCTATGAACTATGTAACAGTCGAAAGTGTGACTCAAAAGCTAGGGCCTGACTGGTGGGGAACTGGTGATCCGGTTATTGCTGTGATGCAGGCTAATGCGTGGCTTAATGCTAGAAATTTACCAGACTATCCAGAAGGTGAAGTGCCAGATGCGATTCTTACGGCTGGCGCTTACTTAGCAAAACTGGCAGCAGCAGGGCAACTCTACACAACTAAAGAAGGTGTAGTAGCATCTAAAACGGTATCTGCACAGTCTGGAACATCTGTAAGCAAGACCTATGTAGCTGGCAAAGAAGAGTCAGTAAGTGGCGATATGCAATTTATCCTTGATCTGCTTGAGCCATTCTTTAGCGAGAAGTATCACATCAACACATATGTCATTACGGAGTAAGTCATGGGAATGCGTGATGAGATTCAGCAAGAGCTTGGGGCTGCATTTGATGCTGAAGATGAGCTGGCAGACGCAGTAGCTACCTTCACATGTACCCGGAAAAAATTAGTTAGCTCCAATCCCGCTACAGGTGAAGATACTTACACAGAATATGTATATAGCGGTCGTGGTGTCTTATTTGGGAGTTGGGCAAAAGATTTGGTCAAGCCTATAGATTACCGCGCCACAGACTCTAAAGCCGTGCTACTGCAAAATGAAGTAAAAGATGCGGCTGGAACTTTAGTTGAGCCAGATGTTAATGATATTTGGGTGATTGAAGGTGGCAATTATCGAGTTGTGAGTTATGGTCAAGATGCGGCAGATGCGACATGGGTTGCACAATTGAGGAAAGTCTAATGATTAACTTAGATGATGGGAACTTAATAAGTCAGGCTGTAAACCAAGAGGGCGTTTATCACGCTGAGGTTCGCAAATCCACTAATGGCCCAAAGAAGGTGCTGTTAGATGGCGAAGAATGTAAGTATGTACTCTTTGCAGATACTAACAAAGGCTATCTTATTCGACATAAAACCACCATTGACGGTCGAGTGTTTACAGTAGGGAATGAACCAGTATTTGAGATACTGTTTGGTAAAGTTGAGGTGACTTTTAATGGGCTGGACAAGCAAACCGAGTGCCTTCACTAAAACGATTGAAGCCGATCTAACCAAAAAGCAAAAAGATATTGTGATTGATGCATTACAAGGTGTTGTTCTCAAAAGTCCAGTTGATACAGGGGCATTTAGGGCATCACACAGAGTCAGCATAAACCAGACTGACCAATCATTTAATGAAGCTGAGAAAGACAAAGGTGGTGGCTCAACCATTAGCAAAGGCACAAGCGCTTTATCTCGTCTAGTTCCTTATTCGGTTGTATACATCCAAACAAATGCGCCTTATGCAACTGCTATTGAGTTTGGTCAATATCCAAATCCAGTCAAAAAGGGTTCCTACGACAAAAAGGCCAAAAAATACGTGATTAAAAGCGTGGGAGGTTTTTCGCAGCAAGCCCCTCACGGTGTCTACGGCTTAACCTTTAACTATATTGCTCAGAAATACGGTGGTTAAAATGGCAATGACTTTAGATCAAGCACGACAAGCCATTATTACTAGAGCAATGGCCTTTACTGGAATTGAGCAGACCCGAATTAAATATCCTAATAAAGACTTTACAGTTCCGACTGATGGGCTTTGGTGTGAAATTAATGTGTTATGGGGCGGTTCAATCATTGCAGGAATTGGTGACGTGCCTTGTACAAGGCGAACAGGGATTATCTCAATCAACTGCATGGCTCGTCTGAACACACATGAAGTAGTAATCACAAAGCTCGCTGATGCTTGGTTAGCTCATTTTGAATACTTTAAGAGCGGACAGTTAGAGGTCTTACAAGGTCAGGCACAGAACCTCGGCAGTAATGGGGATTTTGTTCAATATAATATTACGATCGGATACAGAGTGAATTGATATGTCTTGTTATTAGGCCAATACCTTGATTTGTTGTATAATATTTGCAAGTCTTCTAATTACATTCAGGGGTGGAAATGCAAGCAAAAGCCTATGAAAGTCTGGAAGGAACTCATGATGAAAAGACACAAAAATTTATTGATATAGCCAATAAAGTACACTCTGGTAAGTATTCATATTCAAATGCAATCTACAAGAAAGCAAAGTTAAAATTGCTAGTTACATGTAAAGAGCATGGTGATTTCGAAGTTTCCCCAGACAATCATAAAAGAGGACGTGGTTGCCCTAAATGTAGATATATTTCTGTAAGTGAAAAAAAGAAAAAAGCACCAAAAGATTTAATATCGGACTTTGTTGCCGTTCATGGTGAAAAGTACATATATCCAGAACCAAAAGCGCGGTACGGAACGAAGGTAAAAATCATCTGCAAAGAGCATGGTGAATTTTTGCAAGATGTTACGGCCCATCGAAGTGGACAGGGTTGTCCGAAGTGCGGGCTAAACAAGCCGTTAAGAATCACTCATGAAAAATTCATAACTCACTGTGTTAATGTCCATAATAACTTTTATGATTACAGTCAAACTGAGTACACAGGAATAAAGAATTATTTAACCATTGTTTGTCCTATACATGGTCAATTTGCGCAGACAGCAGAGCTGCACTATTTAGGAAAAGGTTGCCGCAAATGTTCCACAGAAAGAAATAGTGAAAATAGGAAGCGTAGCAGAGCAGATCTATTAGAAGCTTTTCGGAAAGTGCATGGCGAGGAATATTCGTACGAATTTGCAAAGATAGATGGTTCTTCAAAGAAGATAGCCATATCTTGCAAACTACATGGAATATTTATGCAAACACCTACTAAGCACCTTTCAGGGCAAAAATGCCCTAAATGCTCTATAGGTTCACCATATCGTAGAAGCTTATATGTTCAGCAATGTGACAAATATTCTGATGGGAAATCAAATTTATATGTTGTAGAAATGAGTTTCAATGATGAGAAGTTCTTGAAAGTTGGTATTACAAATACTGATGTTAAGACTAGATATCATGGAAATTGCAAACCTATTTACCATATTGAGGAACAGCATTTCATTAAGGGAGAAGCTGGCTTCATATGGGATTTGGAGAAGAAACTACACAGAATGCTAAAGGAATTTCATGTTGAGCCTGCTCATCCATTTGGAGGTTCTAAAACTGAATGCTTTAGCAGGCTAACAGAGCAAGTTGAAGAGATTCTTTTAAAATACAGTGGCACATAGATTTAACCGCAACATATTATGACCCAGCTCCTTGGCTGGGTTTTTTATTGCCAAAAATTAGGAGCTTATTATGAGTTCAGGCGCTCGTCAGCTAACACAAATAGCTAAAGAAACAACAATTGGGGTTACACCAAGCCCATTTGATCGTCAAACATTTGAATTCACCGAAAATGCATTAGATGCTACGGTAACTAAAGAATCGTCTAATTCGATTGCAGATTCGCGAATTGCCCGATCATCAATGATTACTGGTGCTGAATATGCGGGCGATTTAACTTGTGAAGCTAAATACAGTCCATTGATTCAAGACTTGATGGCCGCAGCCGCTTTCAATAATTGGGATAACAATGTTCTGACGTTTGGCGGAAATGTGCGTCAAACATTTAGTGTGCTCCGCGGTTTCACTGATGTAAATGACTACCACATCTTTAAAGGCACGCACGTAAACACCTTTGGAATTGATATTCCAGAGCAGGGCTTAATCACCATGACTTTCGGGTTAATGGCTCTAGGTCGTTTGGGTGCAACTACTCCTCCATTGGGCACAGTAACGCCAGCCGATGACAATCCTAAAATGTCTAATATCTCTGTAGGGGATATTTTGATTGATGGTGTTTCTCAAGCGGGCATTTCATGTATTACAGCTTTTACATTCAATTGGGATAACTCAATGCAGGTTCAACGCTGTTTAGGTAGCGGCATTGATCCTAAAAAGATTCTTGAAATGATTGCAGCAGGGACAGGATCATTTACAGCAGCTTGGTCTCAAAACACCTCTGAGATGTACGCTAAACAATTCACGAATGCCAATATCTCTCTTCGTGTGCCAATTACAGACAGTGAAGGTAATGAATATGAGCTATTCATTCCTAAAGTTGAAATTACGGCAGGATTACCTACAGGTGGTACAAGCGACATCTTAAATACTTCTTTTGACTACACAGTGGTTGATGAAGCACCAACAATTACTCGTACACCGGCAACGCCTTAATACTGATTTGGCAGCTTTATTGCTGCCTTCTTATTTGGAGATATAACATGGCTCTTGAAGTCAATATTCAAAGAAATAAAGACGTTAGTTTGTGGCGCGAATATAAAGATGAAGAAGGTAATGTACTTGCTGAGTTCAAAATCCGAGGCATTGGATATAAGCCTTATCAAGTAGCTTTAGAACGTGCGAATAACCAAATCACAGCTAAAGGTTTTGATGTCGCTAAGGCTGCCGCGGGTGACAAGCTTTTTCATGAGTTGTTATTAGAAGCAGCTGCATGCCATCTTATTGAAGACTGGAAGGGTGTTGTATTTGTCGAAGAAGGTCCTAATGGCGAACAGTTAAAGTCCGAACCTACTTATAATTCTGAGAACGCTACGAAATTGCTTAACATGGGTGATTTAGGTGTTTCCCTCTGGTCCTTCATCCGCACTGAATCTGAAAAGATCCAATCTGAAGCAAATCAGTATCGAGATGATGTTGTGGGAAAGTCGTCAGCCTCTACGAATGGGCAAAGTTCGGTTCAGAAGAAGAAGCGAACGACTACAGCAAAAAGCAAGGTGCAGTCGCAAAAGCTTTAAATCTAAACAATACGAAGGTTTTAACTAAGCCTGACTATTCTTATGTAGCTAACGCCATTCTGTGCGCATATAACACAATTGCAAGATCTAGACGCTATGAACAAGGTGTTCCTCTGGCGTTAGATATTTCCGCAATTAATGCTTATGTTGAGCAATATGATTTACCAGTTGAGCGTTACATCTTTAATGACTGTATCTTTACACTTGACGATATGTTCTTGGATGAAGCTCATAAAAAGGCGACGCAACGAGCGACGAAGACTTAAATGCTGACGTGCGATACTTAACTGTGAACAAGCGACGGGATGTAACGCGATTGATGTAATTAAACCGTCACCTACTCTTGACTTCGGTGGTTAAATTCGATATTGACACTTTTGTAAGTACTGAATAAGATAACATCTCCACCTCTTGGTTAATCTCTTTTAATAGTGCAATTACCAAGGGGATTTTTGTACCTAAATGAATAGTTTCTATTTATTTGAACGAGCTTTTATTAATTAATAGTTAAGAATTTGCAAATGACAGGTATTGAAGATAGCCCAAAAGGTGAAACTAACAGCAATTTTACATGGGCCAGAGCATTTAGGGATATTGGGGTGAATGCCATCAATACAGGGCAGTTTCCCTTTTTCTGTATCTTCATTGTAGTAATTTTAGTTCTACTTAAAATGCCTGGTGGAGATGTTAGTAAGCTTATATTTAATGTATTTGCAAATTTCCGAGAGTTCGCTGTATCAGGTTATGTTCTTTTCGCAATTGCTCTTATCATATGTAGTGTATACATAAAAATACTACGTAATGCTCACAAAAAGCAGATTGAGCAAAGAGACAATTTAATTAAGAATTTGACTAAGAAGGTTACAGATTCAAGTAGCTCAATCACTGTAGTGGGAGATGCATGATGAGTATATTAATAATAATTTTAACAATCTTAGCTATATTCCATTTGTTTTATCAAAGCGTCATCGTGAAAACTAACCATATGCTTTTACAAGATGATTTGGAATTCGAGAGATTACTTTCCGAAGTTTACTTAAGAGAAAACAAAGCCAATTTAGCTCCAGTAGAATTGAAATATGTAAAGAATATTCAAGATGATTTTGAACATCTCAAATATGTCGTTACTGAAGCAAATCTTTTAGAGTATTTATTGTTTATTCGAGAAGAGATGAAGGCTAATAATGGTAAAGAGACTATTCTAGAGACAAATGACAGAGATTTTGTTAGAAAGGAAATTATTGAAATTGAAAATAGAGGAATACGTGTAGTACTACGTTCTATTTTTACCAACTCTTTTCTTTTCATGTTATTAACTTCACCTGTCATTATTATCGTTAAGTTTATTGCTACATTATTAGATAAGAAGATTACTCTTGATAAAGTTGAGAAATTCTCAACAAAGCATTGCTGAAAAAATGAAATAAAATAAATATATAAATTTAAAAAACCACCCTAGGTGGTTTTTTATTGCGCCTTTATTAATCAGTTTGTTAAAGTTAGTACACTTTATAACAAACGGTGAAATTCATGAAAAAAATATTGGCTGCTGGATTAATCGGTCTTGGGTTAGTTGGGTGTGCGACAACTCCCCAACAACCCTCAGAGCCTGTAAAATTTGAAAAGGTTTATCAAATTGATGGATTAAACCAAGCACAGATTTATGATGGCGCTAGACAATGGTTCGCTGTAGCTTTTGCTTCTGCTAACGCAGTAATTCAATATGAAGATAAGGCATCAGGCACTATCATTGGAAAGGGCAATATGCGATATCCTTGTTCGGGCATGGAGTGCTTGGCAATGACAGGAAACGAACGTGTTGATTTTACTGTAAGAGTGGACACTAAGGATGGGAAAATGCGCGTGGGTTATGATGGTTTAACCTATAGCGCTCCATCGCACATGAGTGCTGGAATAATGATGCCTGCACAAAATTACCCTATAACTGAAAGTAGGAAGTCCACACCACTGATTATTAGTAAGATTAATACTCTATCGGATGATATGGCTGAAAAGATTAAAACTCAGCAGAAAGTAAATTCGAATTGGTAATTAAAGAAGAGATACAGCATGAGCACACCACAATATCAAACAATGAAAGAAAGTGAAGTTTGCAATGCCATCGGATGGGGGTTAATTGTTCTAGGTATTATATCTGGATTTATTTTTATACTTGTGTTTGGCCGAGTTGAAGTTCCAAGAACTTATTATGGCACCGAGACCGTATGGTCAGGAATCATGGTTATTACAGGTATCGGGATAATCTTAAATGGATTCTTAGTGGGCTATCTGTTCCAAAAGGTTGCCAGCATATTGAGATATCACGAGAACAAGAGCGCATCTTAAGCAAAAACACTAACCCAAAAATCAACCTTAACAACCCACTCATTGAGTGGGTTTTTTATTGCCTAGAGGAAAGTAAGATGGCACAAGAATCCCGTTTGGTCATTGTTATTGATTCGCAAAATGCTGAACGTAATGCGCGTAATCTAGGCAATGAATTAGATAGTATTGAGCGTAAAGGCGACTTTGCCACTAAATCAATGGATGCGTTATCTGTTGCTACACGTCAACTTGCAGGTTATATGGCTGGTTTGGTTACAGTTGGGGCTGCAGTTTCAAAGATGGATACTTACACGGGCATTCAGAACCAACTGAAGCTGGTGACGGATGGGCAAAACCAACTAAATACAGCAATGGATAACACTTTTGAAATTGCACAACGCTCACGCTCATCATGGGAATCGACTGCTACTGTCTATCAAAAACTAGCAATGAATGCCAAAGATGTCGGGCTTGCTCAAGAGGATATTGGGCGATTAACAGAAACAATCTCTAAAGGAATTGCGCTATCAGGAGCAACAGCAGCCCAAGCGGATGCTGCAATTATGCAATTAGGTCAGGCCCTTGGTAGTGGTGCTTTACGAGGAGATGAGTTCAACTCAGTTATGGAAAATGGCTATGGATTAATGCAGTTGATAGCAAAAGGGATGAATGTTCCTATTGGCCAACTTAAATCTATGGCAGAAAATGGAGAACTAACATCTGAGAAAGTCACAAAAGCTCTATTAAAAATGTCGGATGAAGCTGACAAGCAATTTGGCAAAACAGATGCAACAATTGGTCAATCACTGGGTTTGCTAAGCAATAGTTTAACTCAGTTTATTGGAGAAGCGGGTCGAAGCTCAGGTGCTGCACAAGTGCTTTCAGGTTCCATAGAAGGGCTTGCAAACAACTTTGAATTATTGGCAGATGGTGCTGTTGTTTTAGGAATTGGTGCAATCACCAAAGCGATAATCTCGAAAACAGTTGCGGTTCAAGCTGATCTTGTTGCTTCTGCTGCTCAAAAGGTTGCTGATCAAGCACAAAAACAGGATGCACTCATCCTCGCTACTTTAAAAGTAAATGAAGCTAAAGCGCACCTTGCAAATGTTCAGGCGACTAATGCTGAAACGCAAGCAAAATTTGGGGCAACTGCTGCAAATGCACGATACAAAATTGCTTCAGATGCAGTAACGCAAGCGGTAATAGCTCAAACTGCGGCTCAAAATGCGTTAAACACAGCAACAAGCGTAGGTTCTAAAATTTTCGGTCTGGTCGGTGGTTGGGCAGGCGTTCTAACTATCGGTGTTACAGCATTAGCTGCTGGCTACATGTATATGCAAGATCGAACAGAAAAGGCTAATCAAAAACTTAAAGAGCAAGCAGAGGTTGCAAATCAAGCAGCAGAAGAGTTACGTAAACTTCATGGTGTGGAAAAACAGTCTGCCATTAATGATATGACAACCGCCTTAGATGCACAAAACAAGGCATTACGTGATGCTGCGCAAGCAGCTGGATCGGCGTTGATTGATATTCAAAATTACGCTTTAGGTAATGTAGAGGTAACAAAAATATCGAATGAAGCACGGCTTGGAACTATTAGTTATACAGAAGCCCTTCATCGACTTAATGGTATGAATATTTCACCAGATCTCTACAATGCCCTTAAAAAGCAAATTGAAGGTTATGATCAAGCTTACTTTGCAGGAGTTAAGTTAGTTGAGGGTCTTAAGGCTGTTGGTATTGAAGCGAAGCTTCAAGGTAATGCAGCGCAAAATGCCGCAAACCAAAATATTATCCATGCAAACAGTATGGATAATGTCGCAGATGCTGCAAATAACGCCACCAATGCGCTTAGCGATTACTTAAAGAAATTACAGCAAAGTACTTTTAAGACAGAGCTTACTAACAAACTTATTGGAAACTATGGCTTTGATCCTGAAAGAGCAAAAGCCTTTGCTGAGGCATATGTTCAGAATGGCAATAAGATATCTGCGCAAGATGCAAAAATTATTGATCAGAATCTTGCCGCCAACCGAAAACTCCAAGCAAGTGAGGAGGCAGTTGCCCAAGCAAGGCGTAATAGTGCAGCAGCTGCACGTAAATCAACATCAGAATCGAAGAGAGCAGCAAATGAAGCTAAGCGAGAGGCTACAGAATCTGCTCGTATAGCTCAGGAAAATGCCCAATTAGCCAAGCAAATCCTTTATGACTATGGCAGTGAATTTGTAAAGATTGAATCTGATCTGACTAAAGAAATTCAGGATATTCAGAAAGCAAGTTTATCTGATAAGGATAAATCTAATTTAATTAATGAGGCAAAGTCTATTAGTCTTGCGCGCAAACAAGTATACCTTCTTGAGTACCAACAGGATGTAGATGCTTGGAATTGGTCTGAGGAACAAAAACTACTTAAAAGTTATGAAATTGCTAAAGCAAGAGTTGATGCGACTAAAGGTATGACTAAAGAGGAGCGTGAAGTAAGGAAACAGTCTTTGGATGCTATATACAAAGATGAGCTTGCAATACTTCAGCTTACTCAAGAGCAACAATTATTTCAGATTCAACAGAACTACCTGCATGAATCTGATGCTATTGCAAAAAGATATGAGTTAGAGCGAAAAAAAATTGAAGAAATTCGCGATGCAAAAATACGTGCTGGCCTACTTAATGCCTCAGCGAGAGCTGAAGATAATGAGTATGAAGGTCGAAGAAGGGATGCTTTCCAAAATTACCAAGCAATGAGTGCATCGATGGGTGGAGTCCAAGAGTACTACAATCTAGATAAGGAGCTAGAAGATCGTAGAAAAACGATTGATGATGCCTTGAAATGGAACAATATTTCGGAAGAAGAAGCAAGACAATCAAATCTAGCAGCCGAGAAAGATTACCTCCTAAAAAGAGCAAAACTTAATTCCTATTATGGTGAGCAGATTACAGGATCTATGGTGGGTATGCTGGAGGCAGCAGGTGATAAACAATCAGCAATCTACAAGGCCATGTTCACTGCGAATAAGGCATTTGCAATTGCTCAATCGCTAATCTCTATCCAAGCTGGTATTGCTCAAGCTGCAAACAATCCGTTCCCTTACAACCTAGTTGCTATGGCAAGTGTCGCTGCTGAAACTGCAAGCATTGTAGGAAACATTCAATCTGTAGCTGGCATTTTCCACGGTGGTAAAGACTATGTTCCTAAAGAGGCGACTTATCTTCTAGATAAAGGTGAACGTGTTGTTTCCCCACGCCAAAACCAAGATCTAACTAACTTCTTGGCTTCCCAACGTGAAATGAACCAATACAACGCCATTAACTCCAATCCTACTACTGGTAGTGCAACTGTCTTAGAACCAATTGTTAACGTCTATGTCTTGGAAGGTCAAACGGCTGACGTGACTAGAAATGACGATGGTTCTTTGGATGTTCGCATTAGGCAGATTGCTGGCGAAGTTGCGGAGAAAGTTTTCCTACAGGGAATTCAAAACCCTAATAGTAGAATCAGCAAGGCATTCAAGCAAAACTACAATGCAACACCTAGACGGCAATAATTGGTAGCCACTTCGGTGGCTATTAAATTTATTCTTTGATAGATTCTAATCTTCTTAATTAAACTTTATGGAAAAGAAGAATGAGTAGAAATGATACTAATTTATTGATAAAAGCAATTTCTGAAAATGCACATAGAGAAGATTATTATCCAGATTTCTATGTGACAGTCGGGGTTGGTGGCAGCGTAATTACTGGTACTGCAATCAGTGAAGAAGAATTTTTCGAACTCGAAGAAAATTCACTTTGGAAGGAATTCTTTTATTCCCATATCAAAGAGCCAAGAGAAGAGATAATTAAAAAGTTAGATGATGGTGAGGAAATTAAATTTCCAGACTCACTTAAAGAACATTTTTTGTATCTTAAAGATGCAAAATATATTCAAAACTCAAAATTGTTCCCAGCTGCGGGCAGACCATTAAGTATTCAGATCCGTGTTTCTGATATTTCAACTTTAAGCCTTGTTGAATTTTGTCAGGGCAAGCCTGCTGATGAGCAAAACACTTAATTAGAAGCACTACGTATAAGAGAAAACTGTAAACGGAATGTAAGTAAAACCGTTAGAAGTATCACGTATAAGAGAGAACAAACGAAGAGCTGCCTAAGGGCGGCTTTTTTATTTGGATCTCAGAAATTACCAAAAGCATTTCTAAAAAACAAAACCCCGAGAGTTCACAGCTCTTGGGGTTTTTGTTTCCAACCCACAAACCAGACTTGAGGATCAGAACATAGATGAATTTTAACCTAAATGTACAGGTTGATAAAGTAATGAATAAACTTTCAGACAGTAAAGCATTAAGAGTATGGACTTACATTATGGTCCTTGCATTCTTAATTGGAATTTTGATCTGGCAAGCAGCGCCAATATTGACAGCAATTTCTAAGTTGATTGAGGTATTGAAATGAAAGCATGGCGCTTTGTTGCGATCCTTATCACTTTGATTATCTGTACATATCTTTGGAAAATGTAATGAAACTAAATATTTAAACCGACCCTAAATGAGGTCGGTTTTTTTTATGAGGCAATTATGAACACATTAAAATATTGCTCAACACAAGAAGGCTATTCTGTCGCATTCCAAAGTGGGGTAGTTTCTCAGGAGTTAGACGGTGGAGCACCACGTAATAGAAGGCTGAGTAAAAATAGTTTTCACACTGTTAGTGTTCAATGGAAGGTACTTGAAGCTGGATTTCAATATCTTGATGCGTTCTATAACGTTTGGTCTGAGACTCCTGGTCAAAGATTTAATGCTTCACTTCGGGTAAACGGACCTGAGTTTAAGCCATACGAATGCTTATTTGTTCCAGATAGCTTCCAACTAACGAGCATACAAGGCCCAGTTTACACTGTGACAGCTCAATTACGAGTTAAGCCTATTGTAGATTCGGAGCTAAACAAGATTATTGTTGAAACTGGTAATGATGGGCAAGACTTAGCATCGTTATTCAACCCACTCGAAAAACTGGTAAACGACGATCTGCCAAGAGCGATGGAGGGTATTTAGATGCCTGACTATACATCCTTCTTTTTAAACTCAAGCAGTGGCGTGGTGCCATTAGAGTGCGTTGAGATTTCGCATCCTGACTTTACAGAGCCTTTCCGCTTCGTCAAAAACGATACAGAAGGTGTGACTGTAAAGCATGATGCATCAGGTCCAGATGTTCCATATGAATATCAACCTATGTCAATTCAACGCTCTACAGTCACAAACGACCTTGATCAAAAGCTTAGCCTAACCATTGCTGATGTAGACGATGAACTAATTAAATCGGTTGTATCTGCCCGTTTGGGCACTAATTGGAAAGTTAGACCATCAGTTAAATGGCGGCTATACCGAGATGATGATCTAACAGCCCCAATGGTGTCTTTACAGACCTTAGAGGTAGCTACTTTATCTAAAGATGGCTCTGGCAACTGTACTTTTGATGCACAAGCGCCAGAACTTAACAGTGTGAAGACTGGTGAAATCTATTCTCTAGAAAGATTCCCATTGTTACGGGGCATGATATGAACCTAGACCATCTCCATAATCGCGTTTGGACTAAAGACTATACCTGTAATGAATTTCTATGTGATGCATGGAAGGAAGTTACAGGGCGAGATCTTAAAAAGCGCCTAGAGCGATTTTTAAATGGAAAGGGTAGCTTCAAAAAGTTAAAGGAACCCATTTCCCCCTGCATTGTTTTTTTTACGAATGGCACAAGAAGCTCGACACATGTTGGGCTTTTTTATTGTGACAAGGTTTTGCACTTAACGGGTCGTGGTGTGCAGTACGTTCCACTTGAAATTATTTCCATGAATTTTCGGGAAACGAGGTTTTATAAATGAGTTTGAAAAAAGTCATCATCGTTCCTGATGTTTATGATCGCTCTACATGGTCAGAAGCAGAAGTTGAAGATGTTCTAGCCTATATCTACCAACAGTTTGATGTGTGGCCTGAAAACGCAAAGATTTACCACAACCAGATTGCAGAAAGTTGTGATGTCACTCCCAACCATCCAAAAAGAATTAATGCGCAGATTGAGCATATCCAGACATTGGAAGGTAAATTCTTTGTAGTGATAGAGCCAGCAGAGCCTATTTCTCTGGCAATGTGGGTATTTTATGCAATTGTAGCTGCGACTACTGCTTATAGTCTCTACACTGTGTTGACTATGCCAAAACCGCAAGCACCAGTTGCAGGTTCTTCAAATAATGAACTAGCACAACGCTCTAACCAAGCTCGATTAAATGGACGTATTCCAGATATCTTTGGGCGAGTCCGTTCTTATCCGGATTTAATTGCTCAGCCATATACTTATTTTGACGATGCAACAGGAAAGGAAATTGAATACTGCTTGATGGCTATCGGACGTGGCTACTATCAGATAGAAGACTGTCGTGACGGCACTACTGAAGTTTCAGGAATTGATGGGGTCAGCGTCTCAATTTATGATCCAGGTGTATCCATTGTGAATGGAATTCCAACATATCAAGTTGGAGAGGCTTTCACCGAGCCACCATTATCTGTAATCAAATCAAGCGCAATCAATGGCCAAACTCTGCAATACCCAAATGATCAAAAAATTGAGTCAAGCCTGATTTACTTTCAATACCCAAATCTAATTAAGACATCTGGTTCAACAATTGATTTCACTACATTGTTTACTGCTAACGATATTGTTGCCATTTATAATGCTAGATATGGTGTGCTTGATGTGATGCTATCAGGCGAAATCATGGTGACAAGTTCGGGTTCAGTCATCATTGAATCTACAACCAATATTGCCAATGAGAACACATTCAAAGGTTTGTTACTAACAGGGGCGCTTGTTGATATCTCTACAACATCGGGTGATCCGCCAGAAACAACTGTGACCAAGCGAGACTTGTCTGGTCAGTATGTCATTTCAGGCATTACTAAAACTGCCATTTCAGGTGGTTTTCATTATGAGATTGTTTTGTCAAACCCAAACACAGTGAACTCAAATTGGCAGTATGTGAATGATGACTATACGCTTACATCTGGAGCACTTTTAAATAAAAACACTCAAGGTATTAATCTTGATGGTTCTTATACGATTGCGACAATTACAGCAGATACGATCACGCTTGCACCACCATCATCTGTAAATAATGAATGGGACAAGCTATCAACGCTGCCAAACCAAAACACCACTGGCCAAGACGTTTTAGTGCGTTTAGATGGTTCAACTGACAAGTGGGTGGGGTGGTTTAATATTGCCAAAAATGATGCCACTGGCCTGTTTTACAATCTTGTGTATCCGCAAGGTTTGTATTGGCAGTCACGTTCTGGTCGGCAAGATGCTCACCCAAGCCGCATCAAAATTGAATATCAGCAGATCGACAATAATAACGTACCGTTCGGAGCGATTTATTCAAATGAGTTCTATATTTTTGATAGGAAGCTCACGCAGTTTGGTAAGTCGGTCACCGTTGATTTTCCGTTTACTGGCTCATTCCGATTCCGTGTTGCACGTTTGACAAATGATGATTCAAATGCACGTGCAGATGTCAAAATTAAAGATGTGTTTGGGTTTTCTATCTCGGATAAAGACATTTACAACAATGTGACTGTATTGCGTTCTCGAACAGTTGCTACCGATGGCGCCCTAAGCATCAAAGAACGCAAGCTGAACTGTTTAGTGAATCGCAAACTACCGCTTAATGGAACAGGGCCTTTACAGGTTACACGTTCAGCAGGACAAGCACTCATTAATTTGGCTTTAGATCCGTACATTGGTCGGCGAATCAGTACAGAAGTAGACATTGCACAAATCAATGCAGAGATTGCCAAAGTTAATGCTTATTTCGGTTCAGACCTCATGTCTGAGTTCAATTACACCATTGACGATGACAATCTAAGTTTTGAGGAAATTGCAGGGATGGTGGCAAGTGCTGCTTTTTGTGAGCCGTATCGGTTCGGAAGTCTAACCCGTCTCAAATTTGAGCAGCCGCAAGAAAATGCTGTTTTACTTTTCAACCATCGAAACAAAGTGCCTTTAACTGAAAAGCGCTCTTATACATTCGGTGTGCAGAAAGACTATGACGGGGTAGAGCTTGAATATACTTCTGATGTCGACGATGCGCGTGTGAAATACATCATTCCTGAAGACATCACGCCTAAGAATCCGTTGAAGATTACAACAACTGGTATCCGTAATGAGGCTCAAGCGAAAGTGCGAGCGTGGCGTGAGTGGAATAAGCTTCGCTACAAGTACATGTCTTGTGAAGTTGAGGTTCTTGATGAGTCTGAATTGCTGATCCGAAATGACCGTATTTTGATTGCTGACAACACGATTGTAGACACTCAAGACGGTGAAGTTGAAGCAGTAAACGGATTGATTATCCAGACATCGCAGCCTTGCACATTTGATGTGGGTAGTGATTACTTCATTCACCTGCAAATATCGAATGCAACTGTAGATGTAGTGCCATGTACAGCAGGTGTTGATAAATATCATGTAGTGCTTAGCCGACCACCAGTACAACCGCTTGTTGTGAGCGACGATCGATACGTTAATACACTCTACACATTAGTTCGAGCTGATCAAACAGAAGCACAAGGATTCATGCTTGAAGAACTTACCCCTCAAACTCAAATGACCAATACGCTTAAGGCTTCAAACTACGATGCCCGATTCTATGAGCGTGACCATGACTTTATTTAATTAATTAACAGAAATCCAAGCCCCTTTATCGGGGCTTTTTTATGCTTGGAGAAAAGTAATGGCTAGTGAAATCATTACTCGGCAAGAACTTGTGGATGCGAAAGCAGATGCTGGAAGCTTAGAAAAATTTATTAGTGGTACCGAACTTGAAGATGTCTTAACAAGACTTGGAATGCAGTACCCAACTTTAGCAAAAGCAGTAAGAATGATTAGTCTCCTTGGTGAAACTAAGATAGACGAACTTCTAGAAGATTTGAAAGTGCGGTATTTATCATTGTCCCTGCGTGGTGATTGGGAACCTTCAACTCAGTATCAGGTAAAAGACTTAGTCTTTGTTAATAATATTACTTATATTTGTCTTATTGATCACACATCAAGTTCAAATTTCCAAAATGATGTAAACGCAGGAAAGTGGATTGTTTATCAAGGTGTAACACAAGTCGACTTACAATCGTATGTTGCAATGAATAAGACTTATGCACCAGTTCTGGGGTCGCCAGTAAAATTTAAACTTAATCCGCTGATGGCCAGTTTTTTATATGGAATCAGTGACCCAACTCATAAAGACGATGATTTAAACAACTTCCGAGGTTTAAATAATCCTGATGCCTATCATGATTCGAATGTAGCAATCGGTGCTGTTTCATTTGGGCGAAATAACCCACCATTTGCATATCTTTCACTAGCTGGCGGACATGACTGTGTGCCATTTGGTGTAGCTTCATTTGTGTTTGGCGCTGGTTCTTGTACAGGTAATCCAGATGTACCTAATGATGGTGCGAACTACGGTTATTGTTCTTTGGCAGTAGGTAAAAATACCCAAGCCAGAGGGAGAATCAGTAATGCGATGGGTGAGCGCTGTTTATCTGAAAGTCGCTACTCTTCAACAGACGGTTATAAATGTATTGCGGGTAAAACACAGCCTACGCACCCGAATTATAATTTATATGGGGAAGATGGCGCTGAAGGAGCAGCTTCACGAGCGCACGGCTTTGTATCGCAAGCTTACGGTAATTTCTCTTTCGCTTATGGTTCTATGCTAGCTGCATATAACGGAGCGCAAGTTATCGGTAAGGGAATTAATGAAGGCTCACCTCTTAAGATAAGTAAAAGAGGATTAGGTCTTGGTTATAACGTAGATATTCCAACGATATTTTGTCAAGAAGGGCCAGGCGTAAATGGGGCACATGCGTGGGTCGGTTTCAATACCGCCGAGCCGCTGACTAAATATGATTTTCGTTTAGGAAAATCTGATACTGTAATTCATCATATTGAAGCAGAGGGAAACCCAGATGTTTTAACTGCTAATGAAGTGAAAGGGAAAATGGGTGACGGTAGTTATGCGAGTCTATATAACGTTATTGTGACACATCCAAATGCTGGTCAACCTTATGCTACGGTTCAATATCGTATTAATGGCACTGAATTCCTAACTATTGATCCAACAAGGCGGGCTAAATTCAATGGCGCCATTGAAACGTCCTCTGGCTTGTATGTGGAGGGTGAACGGTTAGTTGGCGGTCAGTTGCCAGCAATTCTGGACCTGCCCACATCTGCAACTTTAGGAGATGTAATTGCGAAAGTTAATCAGATTTTGGCTGCACTCAGGAAAGGGACAGGTCACGGCCTAATCGCATCTTAACGCACAACAAACTACTACAAGCTCTTTGCTCCAATTGCTTAGAGCTTTTTTATTGCCAAAAATCTGGAGTAAGGCATGGAACCAGTTTCAACAAGCGGTTTAACAGCACTTTTAAAATTCTACGGGGCAGCAATTATGGTGACTTTAGCGGTCGCACTAGTTGCAGCAGTTGTATTAATGACTCGTATGCCACGCTCACCACAAGAGTGGGCCGTAGGCTTGATCTGTACGGTTGTATCAAGTCTAGCGGGTGGTTCATTCATTATTGTGAAGTGGGGGCTTCATGAATGGGTTACTGATGTATGGGGGATGATCGCACTTGGTGGATTCTTTTTTGTTTGTGGATTACCCGGTTGGGCTTTAGTCCGATGGATCTTTAACTTCATTGATAAGCAGGAAGGTAAAACGATCGTTGAAGTGATCAAAGAGTTTAAAAAAGCCAGAAAAGACATTGAAAACAGTTAATACCGCCTTCGGGCGGTTTTTTTATATCTGAAGGAAACCGAAATGAACATTGAAAAATATCTTGATGAATTAATTAAGCGTGAAGGTGGATATGTAAATAACCCAGCCGATCGAGGAGGTGCTACCAAATACGGTATTACTGAAGCGGTCGCACGTGCAAACGGCTATAAGGGCAATATGAAAGATTTGCCTTTAGATGTGGCCAAAGCAATTTATAAAAAGCAGTACTGGACGGCTCCACGATTTGACCAGGTGAATATCATTTCTTCTGCTGTAGCTGAAGAGCTTTTAGATACTGGTGTGAACTGCGGTACCGGATTTGCAAAACCTCTTTTACAACGTGCTTTGAATCTCCTAAATAACAATGGTAAAGCAGGGTGGCCAGATTTATCAGTAGATGGAATTTATGGTCCAGCTACTTTAAATGCGCTTAAAACATTTTTAGCCAAACGTGGCAAAGAAGGCGAAAAGGTCTTAGTGCGCGTGTTAAATATTATGCAAGGCCAACGATACATTGAAATCTGTGAACGTAATAAAAGCCAAGAGCAGTTTTTTTATGGCTGGATCGCTAACCGGATCGCATAAAGTCGCTATGTGCAAACGTACCAAAGTTGCATCGATCATCACATTGCTGTGCATCCTGCTTTCAGGTTGCACAGCTCACACTATAAATAGTAATGTGAACGTCTCGATTTGTGTAAGGGTTTTGTGATGTCGCAAGTCATGATAATGGTTTCGGAAGCGGGCAGAATGGAAAATACTTGCAATCTACCCGCTGATTTAGATAAGTATGGGAATGTTCTTAAAATCTATGACTACTCATTAAAAGAGTTGCCGATTAATTTGGATGGCACTGTGACTTACAACGGCAAAAGATGGACCTTTGATAAGAAACAAAACCTTTAGTCTTTCCAGCTATCTACAATATCAGCCCAGTCTTGCATCATTTTCCGTCTAGCATCTAGGTGCTGTGAATGGTCGTACGAAGCTTTTGTCTTGTTAGATTCAGCATGAGCAAGCTGTTTTTCTACCCAAGCTTCCTCATAGCCCTTTTCATATAGTAGGGTAGAAGCTGTAGCTCTAAAATCATGAGTGGTAACGCCTTTTAAGCCAATATATTCAAGCATACTGTTAAGCGTTTCTTTAGCTAACATGCCATCATTTTTCTTACTGAAAATAGCAGGGAAAACTAATTCGCTATCACCAGAGATTGTATATTGACGCTTAAGTACTTCATATACTTGGTCAGATATAGGGAGAATATGGATTCTGGATTTTTTCATTGCCTCTTCTGGAAATCTAATAAGTCGTGTATCAAACTCGACCCATTTCCATTGCATTTTTCTAATTTCAATTGCCCGAAGCATTGTATATAAGAGAATGAAGCCAGCATTCTTAACAGTCTCTGTTCCATTGTATTTAGGCAATTGAGTTCTTGCCTTTTTTCTTTCTTCTTTAGTTAAGGCTCTTGCATGTTTTACACGTGGTCGCTTGATAACATCACGCACAGCATAAGTAGGGTCATTCTCAAGCCTTAAAGTAGCGATTGCATAACGAGTTACAGCACCAATAAATCTTCTGTTTTGTAAGGCAGCAGATTCTCCTGTCATTTTCCCATTAGTTTCTTTTGTCACGCGATTAATCGTATTATTTAAAATCTTCAATACATCTGCTGCTGTCACATCCTTAATATTTTTTTTGCCAATAATAGGATAGATGTCTTTCTCCAATGCTGTATCGAACTTCTCTTGATAAATTTCAGACTTTGAAGCCATTCTTTTTTCTTTAAATTCTTCAGCAATAGCTTTGAATGTATTTTTACCTTCTTCTAATGCCTTAGCTTTATTATTTTGTCTATCTTCTACTGGGTGTATGCCTTTGGCTAATTTTGCTCGCATTTCATCTTTTAAGATTCTAGCGTCTGCCAAAGTAATAGCCGGGTATTCGCCAAGACTCATAGAAGATTCTTTACCATTAAAAACAAACTTAAACCGCCAAACTTTAGCTCCTGAAGGACGAACTTCTATGTAAAGTCTATCTGCATCCAATATTCTGTAGACTTTTTCTTTAGGTTTCAGTGCTTTAATCTTTAGGTCGGAAAGTTTTACAGAGGCCATGAGGTAAGAGTAATTAGTTCGTTACCCGCATTATTACCCGTTTTTTTGGAGGATGTAAACAAACTATAAGGAACTAATAAGAACAGCAACTTTTATAATTCAATAACTTAGCTTTAAAAAAGGAACTATAGAGAATTAAAATAAACATCGACACTTATTATTCTTTACTACTGTTGCTTTCGCCATAATTCAAACTTCCACAATTGCCCCTATTGTGCCGTAAACTGATGCCAAGGTGAAGTTTTTTCCCACATATCAATATTTCGTCTCATGTATAACTTTTGCTAAAATAGGCGCACAATACAATTAGAGTACTAGCGGATGTCTAAAACGCGTGTAATTTATCCTGGAACATTTGACCCTATCACGAATGGGCACGTTGATTTAGTTACTAGAGCATCAAGAATGTTTGATGAAGTTGTAGTAGCGATTGCAATTGGACATCATAAAAACCCTTTGTTCAGCTTAGAAGAAAGAGTTGCACTGGCGCAATCATCATTAGGCCATCTATCAAATGTTGAGTTTGTAGGTTTTGATGGTTTGTTGGTTAACTTTTTTAAAGAACAAAAGGCCACAGCAGTACTTCGTGGTTTAAGAGCAGTTTCTGACTTTGAATATGAATTTCAACTGGCCAATATGAACCGTCAGCTTGATCCACATTTCGAGGCGGTGTTTTTAACACCTTCTGAACAGTATTCTTTTATTTCTTCGACATTAATTCGAGAAATTGCTCGTTTAAAAGGAGATGTAACCAAGTTTGTTCCGCAAGCTGTGGTTGAAGCTTTTGAACGTAAACATCAACAAGGTTGGTAACGTGTCGTTATATATCACTGATGAATGCATAAACTGCGATGTTTGTGAACCAGTTTGTCCCAATGAAGCGATCTTTATGGGCGAAGTGATTTATGAAATCAATCCGGATTTATGTACAGAGTGCGTTGGTCACCATGACCAGCCACAGTGCCAATTATTTTGTCCAGTAGACTGTATTCCAAAAGATCCGCAGCATGAGGAAACGGAAGAACAGTTATTCGACAAATATAAAAGATTAATTGCTCAAAAAAGCACGAGCAATTAG